CCCCTCCTGTTTCAGTCTGCGGAAAAGCAGGGCGAGGTCCGTGTGACGATAGTTTATCTCCTGCCGGACGCGCTGCAAAAGCAAAAGCGTCTTTTCCAGCGCCGCCAGATGCCGCCGCGTATTCTGGCAGGCCGCATCCCCTGCGCACCAGCCGCAGCCCAGCCAGAACAGCGCACAGACGACTTGAAGCGTTTTCACGATACTCGCACCTCTTTCAGCTGCCCCGGCGCAGTGCGGCCTTTCAGAAGCACTGTCACATGGAGCGCACCGCACTTTTGCAGATACTGCACCTGCGGGCGGCGGGCAGCTTCTTCCCAGCTGGCAGCGTGAAGTGTGGCGATAAATTCCACCCCGCTGAAAAGCCCCTGCTCCAGCGCGTAAAGCTCGTCCATCCCGCCCAGCTCGTCCAACAAGATGACCTGCGGCGAGAGGGTACGCAGAGCCATCTGCACCGCCTGTCCCTTGGGTATGCCGCTGAGGATGTCGAGCGGAAGCGCCGCGCTTTCCTCCGAGGGGAATATCTCTCTCCGCTCGTCGATGACGGCCACGGCCCTGTTCTGTTTTGCAAGTTCCCGGGCGACACCTCGCAGAAGGGTCGTTTTGCCGCTGTCGGGTTCCCCCATCAGGAGCATCCCGATAAATCGCTGCTGTAGAATATCCCGGAGTTTCTGTGGCAGAGGAAATTCCCGGTTCCGGGCAACGCGGACATTCACCGAGCGCAGCTCCTGCAAGACGGCGCTCTGCCCCGGTGCGCAGTAAAACTGTCCGGCCAGCCCGGCGCGGCACCCGCAGCTGAGCGTGACATAGCCCGCCGCAATTTCTGTCTCGTGGCTGTGTACCGACCCGCCGCAGAGGGTGACGAATATCTCTTCCATCTGCAAGGGCGTCAGCCGGAGCTTCTGCAAAGCAGGCAGCTCCGCCGGGCAGCAGGGCTTTCCGCCGATGGTCAACTGTACTCCACAGCCGACCCGGAGGCGTATCTCATGTACCTGTTCTGCAATGCCCGGCGGCAGGGCGCTCAAAGGCCGTGCCAGCCATGCGGGCAAAGCCCGAACAGCGCGGTAATACTCGTCCATCTTGTTTCTCCTTCGGTCTCGTCATTTTGGCTTCTTGCTCCTACTGTATGCGGCGGCAGAGTTTTTAGAACGCAAAAAAGGCCCACACAGCGGGGACACCCACTGCATGAGCCTTTTGAGTCTATTCTATTTAAGCTTCCGGTTCATCCCGCAGCATGGCAAGGAATTCTTCCTCCGTCAGCACAGGTACGCCGAGGGCCTGTGCCTTGGTCAGTTTGGAGCCTGCTGCTGTGCCAGCCACAACGTAAGCCGTCTTTTTGGAGACTGAGCCGCTGGCTTTGCCGCCGTTTTTGACGATGAGGGCTTCTGCCTCGTTGCGGGAGAGTGTTTCCAGCGTACCGGTAACCACCAGCGTTTTACCGGCCAGCTTGTCGCCCTTGGGCTCACCCTTCCACTGCATGTTGACCCCGGCATCTGCCAGACGGTGTACAAGGTCTGTGGTGCCTTCCTTCGCAAAGAATTCCACTACGCTCTGGGCCATCACACCGCCAAAACCGTCGATCTCGCTGATCTGTTCGGCGGTCGCTTCCCGGATGGCCTGCAGCGTGCCGAAATGCTCTGCCAGCAGTGCAGCCGCCTTATCGCCGATGTTGCGGATGCCGAAGCCGAACAGCAGTTTATCCAGATTGTTCTGTTTGGACGCTTCGATGGCGTTCAGCAGATTATCTGCACTCTTTTCCTTGAATTTGTCCAGCGTCAGCAGTTGCTCCCGGGTCAGGGTGTAGATATCCGCCGCCGAGTGCACCATGCCCTTTTCCACCAGCTGCGTTGCCACAGCAGTGCCGAGGCCGTCGATGTCCATCGCGTCGCGGGAAGCAAAATGAATGATGTTGCGCAGGGATTGCGCCGGGCACTCCGGGTTGACACAGCGCAGGGCGGCCTCATCTTCCAGATGGACCACCGGTGCCCCGCAGGAGGGGCAGACCTTCGGCATCTCGTAGGGTTCGGCATCCTCTGCATGATGGGTCACGCCGATGACCTCCGGGATGATGTCCCCGGCCTTCCGCACCTGGATGGTGTCGCCGATGCGCAGCCCGAACTGCCGGATAAAATCTTCGTTGTGCAGCGTTGCGCGGGCGACCGTCGTGCCCGCAAGAAAAACAGGATCGAAACAGGCAGTGGGGGTCAGCACGCCGGTGCGGCCCACCGCCACTTCAATGCCGCGCAGAGTGGTCTCCTTGACTTCCGGCGGGTATTTGAACGCGATGGCCCAGCGCGGAAATTTGTTGGTGGAGCCCATGAGGTCGCGCTGCGCGAAGTCGTTCACCTTGATGACAGCACCGTCCATGTCGAAATCCAGCTTTGCACGGTTCTGTCCGATCTGTTCGATCTCGGCAATGGCGGCTTCGATGTCGTGCACCACATGGTAGCGCGGCGAGACCGGCAGTCCCAGGCTCTTGAGGTAATCCAGGCTTTCCGAATGCTTCGTCAGCGTTTTGCCGCGGATCTGCTGCACGTTGAACACAAAGATGGAGAGCCCACGCTTGCCGGTGATCTTGGCGTCCTTCTGGCGCAGGGAACCAGCCGCAGCGTTGCGCGGGTTCTTGAACGGGGCTGCGCCCTGCAGCTCCTGCTCGGCACACAGCTTTTGGAATGCCTCGTGGGGCATATACACTTCACCGCGCACTTCCAGAAATTCCGGCGCGTCTTTCAGCTTTTTGGGGATGCTGCGGATGGCGCGGACGTTGGCGGTCACGTCCTCGCCCACCACGCCGTCGCCGCGGGTGGATGCCCGGACCAGCTCACCATTTTCGTATTCCAGGCTGCAGGAAAGACCATCAATTTTGATCTCCACCACATACTCCGGTTCTACCCCGGCTTCCCGCACGCGGCGGTCAAAGTCCCGCAGTTCGTCAAACGAAAAGGCGTCCAGAAGGCTTTCCATTTTGACCGCGTGAGTCACCTTGGGCAGTTTGCTGCTGGCCGTGCCGCCGACTTTCTGGGTGGGCGACGAGGCCGTGACCAGCTGCGGGAACTGCGCCTCCAGCGCTTTCAGTTCCCGGGTCAGGGCATCGTACTCAAAATCTTCCAGCTCCGGCGCATCCTGATCGTAATACAGCCGATTGTTCTTTTCAATGACCGCGCGCAGTTCTTCCACGCGCTTTGCTGCCTGTTCCAGTTCCAAATTCTCCACGCTCCCGCTCTCCATTTTCCGCTGCCGCGTTGGCACTGCAAACTGCAAATGCGGCACAAAATCCATTTTAATTAGTATACCACATTGCGGCGCATTCCGCAAAGGAGTACGCTTTGTATAAATCAAATTTTCTGCTGGTTTGAAATCGTTTTCATTTGTGTGCTTCGGTTGATTTTGAATCAATCCACAAAGATACTCTTTGTTTATACATCATAATTATTGTCGCACCATCGTTCTTATTTCACCGTTCTCTGCTTGTGTTTTTCAGTAATTCTGTTTGGTAAAGATGCTGTTCCTACGCAAACGGCAGCATTCTTTCCTTCTGCTGCCACATCAGCAAAAGGGCACAAAAAATCGCCCTTCCGGTTTCCCGAAAGAGCGATTCAAACATTTTATGAAGTTGTTTTACGTGATCAGATGCTGATGGTGTTGCACACACTTCCCTGCCTCAAAAATCCATCGTATCACCGAATCTTTTTCAAAGGAATGCTCGCTCCAGCACTCTTTCTGCCCAATCCAGCCGCGCTCAATCGAGTCTAGTTGCTTTGTGGATTTGAAATCACCTTATAATATCACAAAACTCCCAAAAATAAAAGTCCCTGCAACTTTCGCTCACAGCTCCCACTCAGAGCTATAAACGATTGTTGCAGGGGCTTTCTTCATCTTACCGGTCACTCCATTTTGAATTTCTCAAGACATATCCTGTCTTCGGTGAGCGCCAGATGAAACTTTTTCAGGCGTCGCAAAAGAATCATTCAGCTTGGACTCGTGTGGATCTCATCCCTTCTCCCGCGCCGCCCAAATATCAATTACTTGCTGTTCTTTGCCCGCAGCCGTTCGTACTCCTTGTCGGCCGCAATGGCTTCCTTGGTGAAGGAGTTGTTCTTCCACCAGGACACCAGTGCCGCGGCCACGGTCAGAGAAGTCGTCACCAGCTGGTTGAGGGTCTCGCTCTCGATGGGCAGCGGGCTCTTGCCGAGGGCACACAGCACCTGGTTCAGCAGCGCCAGCAGCAGGCAGGCAGTACGGGCGATGGTGCCCGCAGAGATCTTGAAGTTCATAGTCTTATCCCCTTTCGTGTTCATGTTCGTGTGTTTCGATGTCGGTCATTCTGTGGTTCAGCACCTGAATGTCCCTCTGGATGACCGGGATCTTCTCCGCAAAGCCGTTGTGCTTGCGGACTTCCCGTGTCAGCTCCTCAATTTTGTACTCCATCACGGCATTGGACCGCGAGTTCGCGATCAGCACGCCGATCAGGGTCACAACGCCGCTGAGGATGGCGGCAATGACGGTCTCCATCGGCGCTCACCCCTTCCACCGGCTTTTCTCTTTGCGCACGTCCACATGCACCCAGCCGTTGGCTCTGCCGAGGCCGGGCGGGTAGATGCCGCAGCCGCCGGCATTGCCCAGCAGCTTGTCCGCATAAGCATACACGTTCTCCACGCTGATGCCCTGCACCCGAATGTCCGCTGCCTTGCCGTAACAGTGCTGACTGTAGGTCGCCCCGCCAACGGCCTTGTTGTGGCTCGCCGTGCGGAATGCGCTCGTAATGGTCACAGGCTTCGCGAAGTGCACTCGGACCTTCTCCAGAATATCAACGAGGTCCGTGTCGATGAATACCGGGTCGGACCCGTCCCGACAATAAAACTCCCGGACCTTGAAATGTTCCGAGAGCTTCTGGTTGCCATTTTTCAAAATGGAGTAAGCCTCAATGCCCAAAATATCACCTTTCCTTTCAAACTCTGAACGAGCCGTTCACCCGTTTCAGTGCCATGGATGCTGCCAGCGGTTCCAGCCGAAGTGCCGCCGTCTCCGCCTTCGGGAGTGCTGTTGCCGCGATCTGAATATCACCCGTAACCGCATCCATTTTGATTTGCGCCAAAAGCTTGTCCTCGTCCATGGTAACGTAAGTGCTCGTGCAGTCCTCGCCGCCCATGGTCAGGCTCACTTCCAGCGTCGTGTTTTCCTTGTCCTTCACCGCGAGGATGTTCTGGTAGCTTCCGCCGTCCACGACCAAGTCCACCATCGGGTTCGTTTCGGTCACGCCCGTGCTCAGCAGCCGGTGGATGGCGTGGGTCTCGAAGGCTCCCACTTCCACCGTGCACTCTGCCTTCACCCCGCCGCACTCGGCCGTGATGACCGCGGTGCCCTTCTTCAGGCCCTTTACGGTCCCGTTTTTCGTGATCTCCACGATGCCCTTCGGCGCGGCGGTCGCCGTCACCTTGCGGAAGAAGGTGTTCGTCGGCCCCACACCCACAAGAAGCTGGAACTCCATTCCCTTCGTCAGCTGAAGCGTCTCCACGTTCATCACAACGGCCCCTACGTTCAGGGTCTTCATGGTGGGGTGCAGGTTGTACTCCAGTGTGATGGTCGAGTGCCCTTTGGCGCTCTTGTACTGGTTCACCCAGATGAGGCCTTCGTAGTAGTGGGCCGGGTTGTCTTCCAGCGCCATGCGCACCCGCTGGCCTTTCAGCGTCTCGCAGATGGTGGTGTAGGCGGTCTCCCAGTCCCAGCCCGGAATATCATTTTCGAGATAGAACTCGATTTTTCCGGTGCGGTTGTCGAAGGTCGGCTTGCCCGAAACGCTCTGGCTGTAGTCCAGGTTTCCGTCCCGGCCCGGCACGGTCACAAAATTTGTGCGCTCGATGGGCGGGCTGATGACCGGCCGCGAGGATGGGATGAGAAACCAGTCGTCCCAGGTGTTGATGTAGTCCTCGCCTACATTGATAATAAGAGAATGATACATCCTTAACCTCCGCTGCTCATATACCGGATCGTGGACTGGATCGCCTTCCACGCCTTGCCTGCCGTGCCAAAGGTCGAAGCCTGCAGGGCGGTCAGGTTGGCCGTGTCGCCGAACGTAAATTCTTTTTCCTCCGGTGCATCCAGCGGAATGACCTCTTTCGTGCAGAGGATCCAGCGCTTCAGTCCGTGCACTTCGCTGATGACCCGCGCATTCTTGAGGAATCCCAGCCGGTCCACGTCCACTCCGGTGTCCGCGAGGTCTGCGGCGTTGATGGTAATGCTGCCGGTGAACTGATCCGGGTTATATTTTTTCAGTTCCTCCAGACCTTTTGCCCGCAGGGATTCCGGGCTCGACTTCGTGCCGTCCACCGTCATCATGCGCTGGCACAGGCCGTACAGTTCAATGGATTTGTCGTTTCGCACCTCCACCTTGATGGGACTCGTGCTCGAGAAGATCCACCAGCCGCTGGTCGCATAGCCCATCACGATGATGGAGTTCACGATGGTGTTCGACTTCAGATAGTACGAAAGGTCCAGCAGGTTCACGCCGAACTGGATCACTTGCTCCGATTCGTCCGTGACTTCCGCCAGATAGTCGAGATACCGCCGGTAGACCTTCTTTCCGTCTTCCATTTTGACGGTTTTCCGCACCCGCAGAAATCCCCCGTAGTTCCCCACAAGGTTCGAGTCCAAAACGCTCCAGCAGTCGCTGATGGCCTTTGTTTCGGTGGTGTCCTTGTCTGCGTCCGGCTTTACCACGGTTACAGAACCCAAATTGAAGGTTTTTCCTTCGATGGCGAAGTTCGTTCCGTAGTCTCCGTCCGGCGTTACGGCAAGGCGTACCAGTTCTTCGGTGGCATAGGCCCGGTTCTCGATAATGCAGTCCCGGTCCTGCAAATATCCAAGTTCCCCCTCACAGGTCACTTCGATATCCAGATCAAAGTTCTTGTTCAGCTCGGTCACATACCCCATGAAGATCTCCACGCCGTCTTCCTCCACTGAGATCACGGTGGTCTTCAGGGCCAGCTTGTCGTAATAGGGGTTTATCGCCGGGACGGTGAAGACAAAGGAACCGAAGCTGTTCTTTTCCAGCGTCAGTTCCGGCTCCAGAACGATCGGCAGTGTTTCATCGGAAGCATCGTGCAAAGCGTACCGTTCGGTCCAATAGTAGCCGGTTCTGTCCGCATTGCCTGCGATCTTCCCGATGTACACCGCATAGCCCTGCTTGTAGGTCATGCGGAACAGGTAGTGCTTTTCTGCGGTCGCTGCGCCGTCGGTCACCCGCACGGTCAGCTTGTGGTCCACGCCGTACTCGCCCAGCGGCAGCAGTGCGCTCCCGACCCACACCGTGTTGTTGGTCTCCCCGTCCACGGGCGTGTAGGTCCGCAGTACCGTCTTGCCGTCCAGCAGTTCGGTCACGGTCATCTCGTCGCCGTCCTCGTCGTGTACGCTGTATGCCACCCGGAAGTCGTTGTGCTTCGTGTGCACCTGTTCCGTCCCGAAGTAGTAGCTGCTGATTTCCGGGACGTGGTTTCCCCGCAGGATGCCGTCCTCGCCGACGCCAGCCGTGTCGTACAGTACGATGCAGGGCAGGACATATGCCGCCTCGTGTCCGTGATGTTTGCTGCTGGTATCGTAGAGACGGTTGTTGCGGATCGTCGCGATGTAGACCGCGCCGTACTTGTCACCGTCCTGCACATACGTGTTGCTGTCGGGGTCCAGCTTCGTGTCGTAGTCATCGGTCGTTGAGCGCAGCAGCAGGGACACGTTGTTTCCAACGCTGCTCACCAGTGCATTCACCACCGTGGCGTTGAGCAGGTCGCCGTCCGAGTAGGACCACGACGCCAGATCACCTCGCGAGAGGATGAAAAAGCGGTGCGATCTTGTCGAAGTCACCGTACTTCCGTTCGGCGAATACTTGATCCGCACCGGCTTGCAGGCCGCAAGGGTCAGCGCATCGAATACACCCTGGTAGTAGTTTTCCAGCACATCCGGGATCTTCGAGTCCGTGTCGTACTTCGCATATTCCGGCAGCTCGTAACTGCTGCTGTTGGAGTTTTCCCACTCGTAGGAGCCCAGCACCCCCGCCCGGATCAGCATCGTGTGTCCGCCGCCGTTCACATCGCTCTGGTAGTTGTGCTTCGCCACGATGTAGTTCACTTTGCTGCCGCGCTCCAGCATCGGCACGATGGTCCCCTCGGCAAGGTCCCCAAGGCTTGTCTTCATGTCGCATCACCTCACCTTCGCCGCCACGCGTCTGCCCATCTCGCTGTCGATGTAGCCGATGGTCTTGCGCCCGTTGATGTTCACGCTCATGCCCTTGATGCTCTGGGCCACGCCGTCCATGTGGGCCCCCAGAGCGCTGATGGCATTCAGGGTCTCCGCATTCGATGCCTGCTTCAATCCATTTTGAATTTCAGCCTGCGCCTCGATCTGGGCGGCCATCTTCCGGCTCACATCGTCGTCCAGAGTCATGGCTTTCGTGGTGGCTTCAAAGGCTCCTGTAGCCTCGTCCGCGCTCTCGATCACGTTCGAAAGGTCCACCACCGGCGTGATCTGGGGCGTGTACTCGTAGTCATCCCCCATGACCCGGTCGATGGTCGAAAGGGCTCCCCGTGCAATGTCCACAGCGTTCTCGGTCATGTCGGTCACGGCGTTGTCCACATCGTCAAAGCCGTCTTCCACGCCGTCCGCAAAGTCCTTGTTCAGGTCCTTGCCCACGTCGTAGATGCCGCTGCCCTGGCTCTGCTTTTTCTTGTTGGCGTACCATGCAATGCCGCCGATGACCGCCGCAATGGCCCCCACGATGAGGAATACCCACCAGAATTCGGAGAGGAAGCTCATCAGCACACCGCCCACGTTGCTCAGTACGGTGCCAATGTTGCCCAGCGTTTCGACCACGCCGCCGCTTCCCTGCGCCATCTTGCCGATCTCGCCCATGGTCTGTCCGATCACCTCGGTCAGCTGCCCCGAGCCATTTTGAATTCCGGGCAGGATGTCTTCGGCAAACAGCCTTGCCACCCATTCCCGGGCACTCTTTCCTGCATCGCTGAAGGCAAGGTCCATGCCGAATGCAAAGGCCGAAGCCAGCGCTCCGCCCCAGTCACCCTGCAAGGCACTGGAGATGGCCGAGATGAATTCGGTCTCCATCTGGATGCCTTCGTCGCTGCTCATCCAGCCAAATGCGTCGCTGAAGGTCTGCTTCATGCCTTCCGACATGCCTGCAGATACCTTCGTCATCACGGTCTGGAATGCCTTGCTCACTTCGCCCCAGTGGTCCTGGATCGAGTTTGCAAAGATCAGCATGGCCCGCTTGCCTGTGTCTTCCATGTTCAGCGCGTCGGCCAGGTTGGACGCGAACCCGATGAACGAGCTTTTCGAGGAGAGGATCTCCGACTGCTTGCTGTCGTAGGTGTCTGTTCCCGGGGTCAGCTCCGCCAGTTCTGCCTGCAGCTTGTTCGTCTGCTGCATCTGGTAGTTCAGGTTCTTCAGGGCGGTCACCGTGGAAAGGATGGCGCTGGTCGTTCCCTGGAAGCGCGCTTTCCGGGCTTCCTCGCTGTCCTTGCCGTACTGCTCCACCGCCTGCTCGTAAGCGCTTTCCCGTTCGCTCAGGCTGCCGTCATCGTAGGCCGTCGAAAGGATGTCCATCCGGGTCTGCATCCGGCTCTGCGCACTCGAGATCGCGTCGATCTGCGCTTCGATCAGCTCCAGTTCCTGGTTCGCAATGTCCGCCTGCAGCTGGGCCGCTTCGGTCTGCGCATCCAGCAGGTCGTTGTAGGCTTCCAGCGTCCGCAGGTCCTGCTCGCCGTACTGCGCCTTGAGGGTGTCGTACTGCTCTTGGGCATTGGCCAGCTTCTTCTGCTTGATGTCCAGCTCGGCCGTCATGTACTCGGTTTCCCGGTTCAGCTTGTCGGTCTTCGTGGCGGTCTTGTCGTTCTCCGCCGTCCACAGACTGTACTGCTTCTCCAGCGTGCTCAGGTTCGTGTCGTAGCGTTTCGCCACATCTTCGAACAGGTTCGTGTACTGTTCTGCCTTCAGCTTTGCAAGGCTCGTTTTCTCGCTCAGCAGGTCTGCATACGCCTGTCGGGTTTCGGTCTTGTCCGCGCCCCATTTTGAATAAAGCTCGTCGTACTTTGCCTGTGCAATGGCCACCCGGTCGGTCTGGTTCGCGATCTCCGCCGCAGCATTCTCGGTCTTCTTCGCCAGCAGCGTGTCGGCGTCAGCCGAATACTGGTTCTCGGTCTGCCACAGCTCGTATTCGCTGTCCATGGCTTCCCGCAGGGCCTTGTTGGCCTCCAGCCGGGTCTTGTACTTCTCGGTGATCTGCTGGGCCACGGTCTTCTTGGTTTTGCTTTTCGTGGTTGTTCCTGTAGGATTTTCATCGGTGTTTCCACTATCGCCATCCGGGTTCACCAAAGAGCCC